TTCGAGGTTCCGGCGTCGCGGGTCAGGCCGAGATAGACGAAGGGCATTAGGGTTTCCTCTTGCGGATATACGGGCGATTTGTGCGCCCTGGACTGTGCTGAGGGATTGCGCCCAGCAGCGGGTTTCTACGGGCCGTAACGAATGCACGGCGCACGCGTTGCGAGTCAGTACGAGTCGAGGATTCGGTGGCCAGCACGTGGCGCATAAGCCGGCTCAGCAGGTCCGGCGAGTCGATGCCGACATCGAGCAGTTCCAGCTCCAGGGCCGAGCGCAGAGCCATGTACGACTGGCGGTTGATCTCGATAGCCATCACGGCCACCCGAACACATCGCCGACCCACGGCGTGCCCTTCTCGTTGGAGATCATCGACCAGACCTTTTCGGGCTTACCGCCCTGCTCTTTGTGCTGCTCCAGGGCCTGGAGAGTGGCCGCAACCTGCTGTTGCAACACGGACTGATTCACCGCCGCCCTCACCTGCTGGCGAAGCTGGATCGACCGGTACTGACTGGCCGACAGGCCGTCTCCCTGGAAGCTCACCGTGCGCATGACTGCACCACCGTTTCGAGCGACGAGACGAACGCGTCATTAATCAGATCAGCAGTGAAGGCAAAGCCGACCAGCGCGAAGACATTGCCCAGCAAGAACGGCAGCCACCAGTTGTAGGCAACGAAGCGCAGCGTGCGCAGGAAGATGCGAGTCTTCATGTTCATGACCGAGCCCACACGCCGAGGGCGTGAACCAGGGTGACGGCACCGGCGAGCAGCGCGAGAGCCTGGAGAGTCGGCGCAAGCACGTCAGGCCACCAGCCGCAAATGGCGCGGCACGTCCGGACGCCGGTAGAAGCTCGGCGCGGGCACGTCGAAGGTGCGGGAGACTTCGCGCACGTTGTGGATGAAGAACATGTGCCGCGACGCGTCGAAAGGCAGCTTGATATCGAAGCCGATAGCCCGAAGACGGGCGCGATGCGTCTTCACGGCAGACTTGTTGAAATCGAACGTCTTGCCGTTCATCCACTCCATCGCGTAAGTCGCAGTACGCCCAGCCGCCTGCATGGAGTCGCAGACGCCTACACGCATCAGTTCTTCGGAAATGCTGGCAATGTCATGTGCGGTCAGGGTCATTTTGTCGCCCACCTTCAAAAATTCGCCCAGGTGATCCCAGATGCGCTGTTCGTCGAACAGGCCCCAATGGCAGAGGCAATCCCTCTTCAGCAGCTCGCTCTTGAGCTTGATTTCAGCGCGGACAACTCCGACTTCTACGCACCAGTCGCGCACCTGGCTGACGTAGCGATACTCCTCAGACTCAGCGCCGTAACGTCGTAGAACCTTCGGCAGCAAATGCCGGGTCAGTTCCAGCCCCTTGTTGTAGTAACCCGGGTACACCAGGCGACCGGCCTTCTCTCCCCCGCTGGGCGTCCACACAACGGTGCCGCCGTCCGGGTACAAGTAGCCGATGGAGTTCCGGAAACGCTGGCTCGACAGAGCCCGCAGATATGCCGACTCGTTGCCCTTCCCTACGAAGAGATTCCGGGTCGCATCGATCCGAGTGAAAGTGAACCCGTCCACCACCGCCGTACCGTCCTGCAGACGATCAAGCCGGGTGCATCGAGTGAGCGGCGGAAGACCGATTTCCGGTGCGGTCAAGATCGAATTGATGACGGCCATGTTGTCCGCGAGCGTGGTCAGGCCGTAGAGGTTGTCCAGGCGGTTAACGCGGCTCGCATTGCCGTCGACGTACACCCGGCGCCCTGCCACCTGAATGCGAAACTTCGTGCTGTAGCTACCCTCAGCATGGAAGGCCGGGCACGACTGGCTCAGCACCTCGTTGGTCTCCGAGTCAACATTCAGTCGAATGACCTTGCCCACCTGCGGAATGTCGAACGGGAAATCCTGATAGCCGGATATCCAGTCGTAGAACATTGGCGAACCTTGGTCATTGGAAACGGTCATGGGATGCATGCACACACGTTACATTTGCGCGAAATGTAGACGCGCACATGCACACACGTCAACACTTATAACTTGCACACACGAATATGTGTAGAGGTGTTCACCGAATGAGAGACCACATGCCAACAAACATCCGACTGACCCAGGCCGAACAAGAAGCGCTGAGAAAGAAGGCCGTGGAGGTCAACAAAGAGCTAGTGAAGCGCGGGCTCCAGCCACTGAAAGACTCAGAAATCGTGCACGCCTTCCTCGAACACGCCATCAGCAGCCTGGAGGTATCCGCCTCTGGGAAACTGGTAATTCACATAGAGTGAAACCGGCTCCACCCACCGGCGCAGAAGGGCTCACCGACGGAAAAGAAGGGCCTGGAGCGACTGGTAAGTATGGAGTTTCATACCAAAGTGGGGGTGTTACAGCACCCCCACCCCTCCGGGGCCAGTTCCGAGCCCCAAGAGCAATGTCTCCGACGGCCAGGGTTGCACCCTGGACGGCAAACAAGATCGTAGGGCGCTGCCCTACAACCCGCTCTTGCCGCCGAGGGCTCAGGAGGCAGGGACGGAAGAGCTGTCCCTCCCTCCCGAGCTGAGGCTGTTTCAGGGGGAGTTACGTCAAGTGTTCGCTTCGCCCGTGCTTCCGTTCGCCGGATCGGTGAAGCTGATCCGACGAGCCGGGAGCGCGGCACCTGACTAGGGAAGGATCAGAGGGGCTAATAGTCCGTGGGGAGACCAGCAAGCTCCAGGCGCTCACGGTAAAGGCTGTTGACGCGCATGGCATCGGATCGCTCTTTGCGGCACAGATCTACCTCAAGCTCCATCTGGGCAATGGTCTTTCGAAGATGGGCCACCAGGGCGCGCGCATCATCAACGTGCCGGTCAAACTCGTTTTGCAGACGAACCAGGGCATCCGCGTCCACCTGGGGTGCCTTGCCCGCCTGCCGCTGACGGTAGAGGCGCTGCCGCTCAGCATTGGAGAGCGCGTCAGCCTTGCGAGGCCGACCCCTGGATGGCTTGGCCGGGAAGGCGTCGAGGGTCTGTGTATCGCGGGTATCCTTGGCCATCTTCGAATTTCCGTTACCGTAACGAATATTCGAATCATAGGCCCTGCCGGACCAAAAGCAAGGATTTTCCGTTACGGTAACGAAAAACCCGGAGCGGCATCGCATAATGGACGTTACGTGTAAATCACCAGTCCGGACGCTGGGCGATTTTCCGGACTGGTGACTCTCCCGGTGGTCGGGCTGCGCCTAACGTAACGTCTGCACATTATGCGAAGCCATGGATAAGAACCCCTGAGTCATCCGACGCTGAAATCGACGCTGGAAACGGGCGAAGATATCCAGGGCCTGGAGCCTTTGGGCTGTCCCTGGAGCGACCGTCAAAGGGGTTAATCGAGAACGCAGGCACCGCCGGGAATCGGGTCCCGCCCGCAAGCGGGAGCCCTCCCGATTCCCTCAAGGCGCCTGCACAGGCGTGGTTACTGCGATGTCCTTTGCTGCGGATACCAGCGGCATATCCGTTACCACGTAACCGATATCGAAGCCCTTGTACGTCAGCGAAACGACCGTCGGCGATTCCCAAGTGATCGAATAGCCCGCGGTGCGCAGATCGTCAAACGACACCTTACTGACCGGCTGCCCGTTGTTCGCGAGCTGGATAAAACCGCCCAGAAACTCTTCCTCAACACCATCCCGAAAGCGCTTGCCGCGCATGGTTGCAACCAGATGCATCGACAACCCCTGAAACGGGTGAAGTTTCTGCTCAGGCCCCCGAGGCTTGGCCTCGATCACCGGAGCCGCTGGAACCGCTGGAGCCGCACCTACAGGCGCAGAATCGACACTCGCAGCCACCGGCTGAACCCTAGGCGGCGGCGCATGCTTCTTTTCCCGCGTAACGTTCCACGTCGACAGACAGATGACGATCAGGAAGCACAGCGCAGCACCTTTGAACGGCCAGCGCTTCCAGATCGGCACAATGTCATTGGCGGCCAGTTCCTGGCCTGCGGCCGAAGACCGCGTATGCGACTTCCAGAATCCGTAGAACTGTTTCTGATACTCCCGGATGCTGGTATTCACGACCTCACCGCGCAGACCGTCCTGGACCTTGCGGATATAGCGATCATTGGTGCCGAAAGCTGTGGCTTTCTTACAGCGATACACGACCTGGACAAGATCACGAATTGCACGGTTGATCTTGCCGTAACTCTGAGTGATCAACAGCACATCAGCCAGTTCGTGACGATGAAGCGAATACCACTCTTCAACCGGCACAGGCGTGCCGCGCAGCGGTATCGAAAGGTGACATTCATCGATCACATACAGCGGACCGAATCCTTCATCAGGATGCCGCCAAGGGTCCGCATAATGATCAACCCTACTAAACGGGCGTACTACCCTACTCTCCTCCTCGCCACTCTCATTGTTGAACACCTCAACAGTAGAATCCCGAAGCTCGATCAAATGCCAAGACTCCGGGAAAAACGCCTTGAACTTATCCATATCCAAGGCCAGGTTCGTGATGACCTTTCGCCCTTGATTCAACGCAGGAACAACATGATAGACAACAGCCTCATGAGACTTTCCGCCACCAGGCTGGCCCAGGATCAAGTTAATCATTACGACCCCCAGCGGACAAACGGGATAGTTTGCAACAGGAATCGAACGACCAGAGCGCCGACAATAAGCGTTATAGCCTGAGGCACACCCACATAGCCCAGCATGTTAGCCGCCTCTGCTGGGATCATTGCATAATATGTTTGCGGGTTGAATGGTATCGCAATTGCATCCAGTGCCGAGGCCGCAATAGAAAGCGTCTGCTCAAATACCCAGCAAACAACATCCGTAACCATATTCCACGCATCTTTAAATATCTGAGCGAACACCAGCAGAAGCCATTTTGCAAACCCAACAATTTTAGCAAGCAGCGCAGTAAAGAACTTAAAAACCCCAGCCATATCAACCCCCAAAAATCAGAGCGCGACACAAGAACAAGGCCGAAACCATAAGAATCGCCTTCACGAAATCAAGCACATAGCAGATAGACCCGAATTGCTGATAACCATAGTTCGCCCAGGACGCAATATTCATATCCAGCCCAAATGCCGGACACCGCCCCGAAAACGACGGAATGAACCCCTGGAGAAACTTCATAAATTCCGTATCTTCAAATTCGGCGCGCTTGTCACGCCATACACCCTCTAACCCATCCTCATATTTTTGCTCATAGAACGGCTTAACTTCCGGAAATTCGGCATCTTCAAAACTACCGCCCTCCTCCTCTTTCTCTTCGGGAGGAATTTCTGCCGTCACGTCATCAGTGTCGGTCGTAGTCGTCTCTTCGGTTTTATCACCGTCTTTCGTGGTCGTGGTCGTGGTCGTTTCCGTATAGTCGATATAGTTATCGCCATACTTAATCTCATACTTAGTTTGAGTGTCCTTCGTCGTCGTACTGGTAGTGCCATCAGGATTCGTGGTCGTCGTCGTCGTCGAGGTCTTGGGGCCGTTTACCGATGAAGGCCCGCTAAGATGCGTGGTTTCAGACATCTGCTCATAGCACGCGGCAGGATTCAAAGACCCTTCACACGTCGCCGTTAGCAAATCTTTAAGCCAATTCGGATCAACCACACCAGAAAGTGAATCCGTAATATCGTCATAATCCGGGTCAGTCAACGACTCTGTATGCTCGCCAGGCTTCCACAAACTATCGCACTTGCCAGTTGAAACATTAAACCACACGCCAGGGTCACAACTATTGGCGTAAATAATAGAAGAACTCACAATGCCATTAATTCTAATTACACAGTTGCCACTCTGAGTAACCTCATATTCGCAGGCCTGCTGGCGAGTCAGCCCATACTTAAGATCAAGATAAACACCCCCGACCGTTTGCGGCGGCCTAGCGTAATAAACGCCCGCCACGGCCCCCGAAGGGGCGTCACTTACTTTCTTAACCGGCTTACCATTCTCGTCAATAAAGCCCCCGATACTATCAAGAGCCATTGACATGGCCGCAGTTGCAGCAATGCCAGCAATTCCACCCTTGAGCGAAGAAACACTGCCTTTAATAGTCCTTGGGATCGAGAAATCAATCGTCGGGATGATCTTTATCGGAACACCAGAAGCCCCGCCGCCAGATCGAGGAATATACTCAACACCAGGCTGGCCAGGAATCTTTAAAGATGGACCGGAAACAGAAGGAGAGCCGCCACCGCGCGCAACAAGACTTGCACTAGGCACGGTGACGCTCTTTCGAGTCGCGGAATACGAAACTTCAGAGGAGAGAAAAAACGCGAATGCTAGAAACGCTGCCGCATACCGGCGATAAATGCCCATGCTGCCAATACCCCGCCATGGAAGACCAGGGCGTGAACTACCAGCGCAAGGTCCGCCGCTGTGAATGTAAGTTGAGAGGGTTCCATAAGATACAGGGGGCCTTTCAGCCCCCTGCCCTGGCCCTTAGGCCTTCTTAACGCCGCGCTTGCCCAGGTCGATCCCTTTGAACGCCATCGCAATACCGATGATCGCAACACCGGCACTTACGACCCAGGTGGAAACGCTGGAAAAGTCTACCGCACCGAAAATATCAGCCATGATTCACCTCTTTCATAGTTTACGGATCGCACTTAGTACGATTCCCACTTTTAAACCCACGGCATATGCGGCAAAGGTCAAGATAAACCCGGAACCGTATACCGCCGTGAGACTTTCAAAAGTGACCGAACTTAAAAGTTGCATTGCCGCTTCCATTTTCGATCACCCCTGATTCTTAATAGTCAGTCCGAATTACGACGCCGCCTGAGCAGCCGCTTTCGGCACCGGCTTCACGCCGCAAATACGGTTGCGTTGCATGTTCCGAGGGTCAGGCTCGAACTCGAAGTTCACCGACGACAGCGGTTCAACGCGCTGGAACTGGCTGACCGCTTCCGGCGCGATCGGCAAGTTCTGAGGCTCCAGACCGAGTGCAAACTTGCGGTCGGGCCGGGTCGATTGCGTGGCATCGACGGCGAAGTGCACGACCGTGATGTCGTAGGCGTTGCCGGTCTTTTTCGAGGTTCCGGCGTCGCGGGTCAGGCCGAGATAGACGAAGGGCATTAGGGTTTCCTCTTGCGGATATACGGGCGATTTGTGCGCCCTGGACTGTGCTGAGGGATTGCGCCCAGCAGCGGGTTTCT